CAGGTGGAAAAGGTAAACCATCTGATAAGATGTTTCCTGCCTGGATGAATGGGGCAAAAAATACAGGAAGTATAGACAGGGTTATCAAGAATTTTAACGAAAAACATACACAAAGTGCTAGGGAATGGGGAGTACAGGTGGATGATAATGGATATGTGACACATTATTACAAGGGTTCCAGAGGTAGTGTGAGCTATGACGCATCTGAAAGCGAGGGTAAACATTTTATACATAACCATCCTGCACATGGATGGGGTAATTTTAGCGGAACAGATCTTGAAACATGGGCAGGTAGTGGACAAAAAGCAGTAACAGCGAGCAGCAGAAACGAATTGCCACCTAAAGGTATAAATCCCAAGCTATACAGTAAAAGAAGAGCAGGAACATATACAATTAAAAAGAAATCACATTTTAAAGCTGCGGAGTTTAGCAAAGCTATTCATAGTATTAAGGTAAGCAGTGATAACTATGATGCAGATCTCAGTAAATGGCTTAGCAGAAATGCAAAGAAGTATGGATATGAATATTCATATAAGCCGGCAAAGAACAAGGTGTAAATAAATTGATCATATGAAAGGTAGGTGAAATGGATGGGAAAGAGCATAAAAGACATGACAAAAGAAGAACGGCAGGAAGCAGGAAAGAAAGGCGGAATCAACTCAGGAAAGACCAGAGCCGCAAAGAAGCAGATGAAAGAATCACTTGAAACGATCCTGTCCATGAGCCTGAAGAAAGGCGCAGTTACTAATATAGATAATATAAAGAATATAGCGGATATTAAGGGCAGAAATATAACAGTTCAGGATGCTATATTGATCGGACAGGTGCAGAAAGCTCTCAAAGGATCAATTGCCAGTGCTGAGTTCATCAGAGACACAGTTGGGCAGAGGCCAGAGGATATTATCAATCTGAATACCGAGGCCGAAGATATGACACTGAATATAAATGTGTCGTATGGTGATGAAACACCTCTGGATAATTTAGAAGTGGAGGATATGGCAGACGATGAACATTAAAGTTGAGCTTAATCCTGCATTTAAGGAAGTGAACAGGAGCAAGAGAAGATATATAGTCATGAAAGGCTCAGCCGGATCTGGAAAGAGCGTTGACACAGCCACAAACTATATATTGAGATTGTTGCAGGATCCGGGCAGGAATTTATTATGTGTAAGAAAATCGGATATAACAAACAGGGATAGCACTTTTGCAGAATTGCAAGGTGCTATTTTTCGTATGTTCGGTGATAAGTATGAGAAGTATTTTGTTATCAAGCAGAATCCGCTCATGATCGAATGCAAGGCAAACGGCAACCAGATCATATTCCGAGGTGTGAACGATGACAAACAGCGAGAAAAGTTGAAATCTATCACATTCAAGCGTGGAAAGCTCACGGATGTATGGATAGAAGAGGCTACGGAGCTTATGCAGAGTGATTTTGAGATTATAGATGACCGTCTCAGAGGTAAGCTGCCACCTGGGCAGTTCTACCAGATCAAGATGACATTTAACCCTGTATCAGCTACCCACTGGATAAAGAAAAACTTCTTTGATATCGAGGATGAGAATGTACTGACACATTCCAGCAATTATGTCAATAACAGGTTTATTGATGCGGCATACAGAGCCAGAATGGAAAGGCGTAAGAAAGTAGATCCGGAAGGATACAGAGTGTATGGACTTGGGGAATGGGGCGAAGTTGGCGGCCTTATCCTTACAAACTATGTTGTTGAGGATTTTGACACGGATCATAGCAACTTCGATTATGTAGTGAATGCACAGGATTTTGGTTTCAATCATGCGAATGCTTTACTTGAAGTTGCATTCAAGGATGGCGAATTGTATATATGCAAAGAGCTTTATGTGTATGAGAAGGATACGAACGAGATCATACAGATGGCAGCCGAAAAGCAGTTTGATAAAAAACTCAATATGTACTGTGATTCAGCGGAGCCGGACAGAATCAAGATGTGGCAGAAAGCTGGATATAAGAGAGCCAGAGGAGTTCTGAAAGAGCCGGGAAGTGTACATGCTCAGATAGATTATCTGAAGCAGATACCAAAGATACATATACATCATAGCTGTACAAATACCTATGATGAGATCCGGCAGTGGAAGTGGCAGCTTGACCAGAAGACAAATGAGTATACAGATGAGCCGGTACCATTTTTCGATGATGCAATGGCAGCACTCAGATACTCAATAGAAGATATAAGAAGAAACAGCCGTGTGAAGCCTAGAAAGAAGCCGAAGGGCTTGTAAAGGCTATCTGGCGGCAGAAAGGAAACGCAATGGCAATATACATAGATCCGGCAATGGTACCGGACTTAGACAACATAGATTCAAAAGTGTTCAAATACCTCATACAGAAGCATAAAAGGCAGCTTGCCAGATGGGCTAAGTGCAAGGACTACTACGAAGGCAGACATGCAATATTTGCTCCGAATGAAAGCGACGATGGGGATACGGTGAAATTCAACGTAAACTATGCCAAATATGTGGTTGATGTCGGACTTGGTTACTATCTTGGTGAACCGGTCAAGTACAACAGTGATAAGGCAGATAAAGCCGATCAGAAGCGGAAGGAACTTGATGGAGGCGTAAAGGCTTCTATCAGGAATGGTAGTGTAAAGTTATATGATCCGGATCTGGCGCAGAAGATTGATATAAGCCGGATTCAGGATGTATACGACAATGAAACCATATCAGAGATAGATTCCAAGGTAGGTAAGTCTATAGGCATATATGGAGAAGCCTATGAACAGCTCTATGCGAATAGTGATGCCAGCCCGGAGCCACGAAGCACAGTAGTGAGCCCTATGAACTGTATCATGGTTCGTGACAATACAGTGGAGCATAATAAGTTGTTTGCGATCATTTACGAGATACAGGAAGATTTGAACGAATCCAAGTATTATTCCATCACAGTATGCAACGACCACAATATCAAAGAATACAAGAGTCAGGATCTTGATAACTTTGAATTTTATCTTGTTGAGAACAGTGAGCAGGAACATTTCTTTGGTGAGGTTCCTGTTGTGGAATATCAGAACAATGACGAGCGGCAGGGCGACTTTGAGCAGATCATTCCTATGCAGGATGCTCTCAATGAGCTCTTTAGCGATCGTGTGACAGACAAGAAGAAGTTTGTCAACAGTATTTTGGCCATGTACGGTATGACATTGGATGATGAGGATACCAAGAACCTTAAAAAGGAACGCTTTCTGGATGGTCTTCCTTTGGATGGAAAGATTGAATATATACAGAAAGCATTCGATGAGAACAGCGTTGCTGTGCTCTGTAATGACATTATCCGGGAGATCCACAAGATGACACTTACCGTTGATATGACAGATGAGAACTTTGCAGGAAACAGCTCAGGACAAGCCCTCATGCTCAAGTTGATGGTTATGAATATGCTTGTCAAAAACAAGATGAGAAGCCTTGAAAAGGGACTTAAGAAACGGTTTGAGATGTACAACCACTGGCTTAATGTCAAGGGTGAAATGTCTCTCATAGACAAGAAAGAGCTTGATGTTGTATTCACAGTTGCAATGCCAATAGATAAGCCAACAATCATCAATATGGTAACTCAGCTCAGGGGCATAGTGGATGATAAGACACTTCTTTCACAGCTCTGGTTTATCAAAGATGTTGATGAGGTCATAGAGAATGTGAAGAAGCAGAAAGCCGAAGAACAGCAGCAGTATTTAGATACATTTGTTAAACAGCATGCACAAGATATGGAGACACCTATAAAGGATGACAAAGAAAAGGATCCTGAGAAAGAGTAGGTGATCTATGAGCGACAACTACTGGGAGAAAAGGGCTATCGATATTGAGAGCCTGACACAGGAACGTGCAGACGTGGATATCATGCATGTAAATAAGCTGTTTGATGGGGCTATAGAGATCATAGAGAAGCAGATAGATGAGATATTTGATAAGTATGCTCGTGATTCTGGATTGACACAGGATTCTGCGCTTAAACTGCTTAATGAGAAGCAGACGGATACATTGCGCCGCAATCTTATGACAACACTTGCACAGTGTCAGGAAGAAGTTGCAAGACAAGCTATACTTGCAAGGCTCAACGCTCCGGCTTATGCGGCTCGGATATCAAGACTTGAAGCATTAAAGGACTTGGTACATGCGCAAGCCTATAAAGTTGGCTCTGCAGCTCATTACAGGCTCACAGACAGGCTTATAGATACATATGAGCAGAGCTACTACAGGAGCATATACGACCAGCAGAGAAGAACAGAGACAGGCTTTGACTTCACGAAGCTGGCTGACAGGGATGTACAGGCGGCCATAGCCACCAACTGGGCGGGCTCCAATTATTCCAAAAGAATATGGAAGAATACAAAGAAGCTGGCAGAGAGCCTTGAAGAGGTCATTACACAGGGACTTATGACAGGGCAGAGCATTAGGGATATGGAGCTGGCACTGGAAGCAAGGGTTGACAGCGGAAGATACAATATCAATCGAGTTATCCGCACAGAGGTGAATCATTGCTGTAATCAGGGCGTGCTTATGTCGTATAAAGCGGCAGGAACCAAGCGTTACATCTTTCTTGCTACACTTGACCTTAGGACATCCTCTATATGCCGTAGTCTGGACAAGGAGGTATTCTTCGTTTCAAAGGCTGAGGAAGGTGTAAATTTCCCTCCTATGCATCCAAATTGCAGATCAACAACCATGGCATATCCTGAGGATGGGATTTTTCCAAAGAGAACTGCAAGGGATCCGGAGACCAACAAGAATATCCATGTTCCGTTCGATATGAGCTATGCTCAGTGGTACAGGAAATATGTGTTGGAGAAGAAAGATGTTGATAATCATTAGGAAAGTGTTAGAATAAAGAAAATCGAATTACCACCAGAAACGGATAATATAAAAGGTGTGTCAGCGTATGAAGATAGTACATATGATGGTGCAGAAACGATGGCAGAGGCATTTGTAAAATATCGCAAAGGTGAACGCTTACCTGATAATGTAATGAGCTTACTAGAGAAATATGTGTTAAAGAAGGAATATTGATGGTTGTATTTTCACAATGCATGGATTGCCAAAATTATATAGGTAAAGAAAATGAAAAATTTTGTTGCAAGGCATTTCCAAAGGGAATACCAGAGGATGTGCTTTGGAATAAAATAAATCATGAAGATTATATCGATGGCGACAACGGATATAAATTTGAAAGTATTTACGATAGCACTCCGCAGTAGCAGGGTGCTTTTGTTATATCTGAGGTGATAGAATGTATACAAATATAGGACTTATAACAACTGATAATAAGCCAGTTAAGACAGGGCTTGATGGCAGTATGCAGATTGTGTACAGTGATCATACTCTTGCGATGGAATATGGCGAGATAATCAATAGATTATATACAAGTGCTGACATATCAGAGTGTACACCTGAGTCACCCAGGTTTAGGGTTGATAAAGCGCTGTGGGATACAGGTTCTATGACATCTTGTATATCGGTAAGGCTTGCCAAGAAGCTGGGGCTTAAACCTATTGATACAGGAGTTGGAGTGACGGCGGCAGGACAGGTGGATATAGTATATTATCTGCTTGATATACATTTAGGTGATGATATGGTGTGCCACCATGTAAGGGTCGCAGAGTTTCCGTTAGAGAGACACGATGTTGATTTTCTGATAGGAATGGACATTATTACACAGGGTACATTGAATATAAGCAATACAGATGGTAAAACAAAGCTTACATTCAAGTTAAATAACAAGTAAATATATGAGCTATAGGCACTGTGCATCTGCATAGTGCCATTTTTTATGCACAAAAATAGGAGGATAAGAGAATGAAGAAGTACGTAGGAACAAAGCAGATTGAAGCAAGACCGATGACCAGAGGAGAATATAACATCTACAGGGTCTGGCAGATTCCAGCGGAAGAAAATCCAGCAGATGAAGGCTATCTCGTAAGATATTCAGATGGATATGAGAGCTGGTCGCCGGAGAAGCAGTTTAACGAAGCATACAGACCATGTGACAACATGACGTTTGGGATTGCTCTTGAAATGCTCAAGAAGGGCTTCAGAGTTGCAAGAAAGGGTTGGAATGGCAAAGGAATGTTTGTTGTATTCCAGAAGGGATATCCTGATGGCATACCATGTAACAAGCAGACCGCAGAAACCTGGGGAATCAGCGAGGGTGACTTATTCAAGTGTAACCCATATCTGCAGATCAGATGTGTTGATGGTTCACACTCCATGTGGGTGCCGAGTATAAACGATTGTCTTGCTGAAGACTGGGTAATAGTGGAGTAGAAGGAGGAAAAAGATGATAGTTACAGGAATGAAGCATTTTGAGAGTGTATGTCGCAAAAAGCTGACTGAGTGGTATCGTAAGAATCACCCGGATATACAGATAGATGAGGGCGACATATATATCGTTTGGTCATGCAAGACGTTGCAGAATTATAAATGCCTTGCATCAACAAATATCAGTGGTGATGGGATATATGCCGAATATACCTACAATGGTGATAAGCAGGAACTGTATGAAGATGTATATCATAAGATGACAAACACCTGTTATACAGTGGAGTAGAAACAGAATAATTGTTAATTCAGACCATGATAAAAACATGGTCTTTTTTATTGTCAAGGAAAAGACATTAAAACCTCAACAGCAAGGCATGAACTTGCTGGGGATTTACTATAAACAACTGGCAGGCATGAACTGGCAGGCACAAAGAGAAAGGAAACAGAAAAAATGGATGGAACACAGCAGAACATGAACGCACAGACACAGCAGGGTGCCGGAGTAGATCAGACCGGAGCACAGGCACAGGGAACACAGCAGAATCAGGCAGGAACGACAGAAACTGCAACACTTGAGGCTGTTTTGGAATCAATGACACCAGAGGAAATTCTGGCAAGACCAGAGTTCAAGAAGGCTGTTCAGTCAGTAACAGATGCGAGAGTTACACAGGCACTTACAACAGCTAAGGCAAAGTGGGATAAGGAGGCTCTTGATAACCTTGACGAGGCGAAGAAGCTGGAGAAAATGACAGCGGATCAGAGAGCTAAGTATCAGTTTGATAAGGATAAGGCCGCCTTTGATGCTGAGAAGAAAGCATTTGAAAGACAGCAGCTTGTACTTGCAACAGGCAAGGAGCTGATGAAGAGAGGTCTGGATGCTTCATTTGCTGAAGTTCTGACCGGAAGTACAGCAGAAGAAACAGCGGATAAGATTGATAAGTTTGAAGCATCTTTCAGAACAGCCGTTGCGGATTCTGTAAGCGACAAAATGAGAGGAACAGCACCAAAAGATAAGAGCCAGACAACAAAGCTCACTATGGATGGCATTAAGGCTATGAGCATGGAAGAGATCAATGCGAACTGGGATGAGGTGCAGAAAGTCCTCAAACAGAGCAAATAATAAACAGAAAGGACGATGAAATATGTCAGTAAAGAATTTTATTCCACAGATTTGGAGTGCAAGACTTCTTGCACACCTTGACAAGGTGCATGTATATGCAAGTCTTGTCAACAGAGACTATGAGGGTGAGATCAAGCAGTATGGTGATACTGTAAAGATCAACCAGATCGGTGATATCACAATCAAGAAGTATACAGGAGCTGCTATTGATGCACCAGACGAGCTTACAGGCGATCAGGATACACTTACGATTGATCAGGCAAATTACTTCAACTTTGCTATCAAGGACGTGGACAATGCTCAGACAAATCCTAAGCTTATGAACGAAGCTATGGCAAGAGCAGCCTATTCCTTGAATGATACGATCGATTCACTGCTTGCAGGAATCATGGTAGCAGGTGCAGCCGGAGCAATCGGAAGTGACGAATCTCCAGTTGTTCCGACTAAGGATGATGCATATGACTGGCTTGTGGATCTGGGAACAGAACTCACAGAGAAGAATGTGCCACTGGTAGGTCGTTGGGTAGTTGTACCACCATTTTATCATGGACTTCTTCAGAAAGATTCAAGATTCGTTGGCAATGGTACAGATGTTAATATGGCTATCCTTCAAGGGGGACATATCGGTGCTGCAGCAGGCTTCCAGATCTATGTATCAAACAATGTGCCGAATACAGAGGGTGCAAAGTACAAGATCCTTGCCGGTACGAATGCTGGCGCAACATTCGCTGAACAGATCACTGAGACAGAGGGTTACAGACCAGAGAGTAACTTCTCAGATGCTGTCAAAGGTCTGCATCTTTGCGGTGCAAAAGTACTTCAGAAGAATGCCCTTGCAACACTCACAGTCAATAAGAAATAGGAGGGTAGATATGGCTATTATAAAGAACATTATCACAGGGCACAGCTTCACGTGCCGGAATGAGCGTGTTGTAGAGCATTGCCGCAAGGATATAAAGACCTTTGTTATAGAGGATGAGCCGGTCAGCGTGGCATCGGCAGAGGATGAGCCGGTGGAGGATGCCGAGGCAGAGAAAGAGCCAAAGCCTCAGAAGAAAACAAAGACAGCCACAAAGGCGACCGACTGAGAGGTGACATAATGGATGCACTGGCGAGACTTGGTAGAAAGATAGGATCTGAAAAGCAGATAGATACGGATACGTTGAATGACTATCTGGAAGAGGCAAAGGACATCATTAATCTGTTCCTGAATGTTGAGCAGTTCAATGATGCTTTTGTTTCAAAAGCTGTTGAGATCGCAGCTATATTATATGAAAAGGATGAGACAGACAAGCATGTGAAATCTGAGAGCTATTCCGAGGGCGTTGTATCAGAGAATACTACATACCTCACAAGTGACAGCTTCGATGTACAGATTGACGGTGTGCTTAATAGTCTCAAAAGGTACAGAAGGGTATATGTCAAGCATAAGAAGAAAGATAGCGCAGAAACGACAGAATAGTGGGATATATCGCAGTTACGTTGAAGAGGATGAGTATGGACATGAATCATATGGATATGAGACAGAACCATCCGGAATCCTTGAAAGGATTCTTTGGAGCCCTATTTCATCAGAAGTAGAGGTTGCCGAGTACGGCGAGCGTGTCAATGAGATGCTTCAAGGATGTGTGTTTGATGATAATATCAGTCTGAAAGAAAAGGATAGGGTAAAGGTGGGCGACAACATGTACAATGTGGAATCTATCAAGCCCTATCCGTCTTACCGCCTTGTGATCATAGAAAGGGTGAAGTAGACATGCACATGGATATCAAAGGTCTGGATAAGCTGATAAATGATTTTGACAGATTTGTAAACGGCATTGACGGCAATGTGAAGCAGATTGTAGAGCAGGAAACAAATCGCATAGCCGGAGAAGCCAAGGCACTTGCCCCTGTTGATGGTGGTTATCTTAGAGAAAAGATACAAACTCGAACCACAGAAGCTGATGGTAAGATAGCCGGAGAAGTTTATAACAATGCAAATTATGCAGCATATGTGGAATTTGGTACCGGACCTGTCGGGCAGGCTGCCGGGCTTAAGCTTGATGGAATTGATCTTGCATATCGGCAAACTCCATGGATGATACCAGTTGGAAAGATAGATAAAAGTACGGCTGAGAAGTATCACTTTATCCCTATAAAGGAAGATGGTGAGGTTATTGGATATCTCACCAGAGGAAAGGCACCACAGCCTTTCCTCTATCCGGCCATGAAAAACAACGAGGAGCATATAATAGAAACGCTGAAAACAGCAGTAAGAATGGAGAGTAAGATCACGAAATGATAAATGCGAGAGCACAAATAAAGGAGCTGCTTGAGAGCATAGATTATGACGGATTGAAAGTGAAACATGGATACCCGAAGTCTATAAGTTATGTTCCACTGATCACATTTATCCAGATAACAAATACTGGCACAGGGATGCATAGTGTTGTTGAAAATCTTGGATTTCAGATAGATATATGGAGTCGGAATTTTAAAGAGTGCATATCCATCATGCAGAAAGTTGATGAAAAGATGACAGAACTTGGATTCAACAGGGGTTATGAAAGCCCGGATGATGATGGCGACAATGTTGATGCCAGTGGATATTATAAAAAGACTCTCAGATATAGCAGCAAAGTAGATACAAGAATAAACAGACTTATAAGTTCATAAGTAGAAAGGATGGTATAAAAATATGGCAGATACACCAAAACAGGGGCTTGCTTCTATCGGCCTTGATATCAAGATTGGAACAACAGCCCTTAATTATGCAACAAAAATCGGAGATATCGGAGGTACACCGTCAGCACTTGAAGCTACATGTTTCAAGGACAAGTCAAAGAAGAGTGTACCGGGTGTTCAGGAGAATGATAGCTGGGAGGTTGAATACCTCTACGACAATACAGCACCTACCTCAGACTATCGTGTACTGAAAGCTCTTGAAAAAGCTGGGGCAATCGTTGATGTTGAAGTTACATTCCCGGACAAGACTGTTTTTAAGAATAAGGGATATGTAACAACGACCGTTACAGGAGCAGAGGTAAATCAGCTTGTAAAGGCAAAAGTGATCGTAAACCTTCAGGGCGAGTGGGAGGTTACTGATCCGACAGGAGAATAAACCTTTGTAATACAATAAAATGAACTAATACATCACAGGCAGGGAGTTTTTCTCCCTGCTTTTTTCAGGAGGTTAAAACATATGAAGACATTAGAAGTCAAGCTCAAGGTAGATGGAGTAGAGAAGAAATTTCATCTTAGACTTACAGCAGGTGGACAGAAAAATCTTAAAGAAAAGTACGATGAGAACATGCTGGCAACGCTTATGAGTGCAGTGGATGACATCGACAGAGCAGTAGATATCTTAGATGCATCATTGAATTATAAGGGAAATGACAACGAGATCACGGATGGTGAGCAGTTCTATGATCTGCTTGTTGAGAACGATAGAAACGGAGCAGAGGACTTTGCAAAGGTTCTTACAGATATTGCAGTTAATTCCGGCATCATCAAAAAGGATCAGGCAAACAGTGTCATGAACAGCATCAAAGCAACATATAAGACCATGTTCGACAGTCTTGAGGAAAAGGTAGCAGAGATTCAGAAAACTGCTTTAGGAGAACCTGAGAATAAAGCAGACGACACTCCCTTATGATATTGACAAGCTTCTGTTTGAAGTAAGAATAGCAGGCGTCGGTTTTTTTGAAGCCCTAGATTATACCTGGGGCGAGCTTGTGGATATGATAAATGTCTACAATGAGCGTGAACGCAGGATGCATCAGCATGAGGCAAACATTGCTTTCCGTCAGGCAGAACTCATAGCTATGTGGGTATGGAAGAATGACGGAGATATCAATGTGTCAGATGTATTCCCATATTGGAATGAGAAAGAAAAGAAACAGGCAGAGCTTGAAAAGTATAAGGCACTTATGTACAGATATGCGGCTATAAGCCACAAATAATAAAAAATAAGAAAGAAAGGAGGTGGGACAGAATATGACTATAGAAGAAATTTCAGTCAAGTTTACAGCGGATACAAATAACTTAAAAAGGGCTTTGTCAGAGATCACCGAATCCCTGAAAGGCACGGAAGCGCAGACTTTAGATATAGCAAGTGCTATGGATGAGATTACGCAGCCAATCAAGGACATATCGAAAGATATCCGGTCACTTGTGAATCAGAGTGATGCATACAATAAGAGAATGTCTGATCTGACAAAGACAGTAGGCAGTGCAAATCGTGTAATCTCGCAGACTGCAGAAGATACACAGAAGACATCTAAAAAGAGTATGGCTGAGACTACAAAGATGGTCCAGGGATGGCAGAAGGTAAAAGATAAGATGCTGGAAGTTGGGAAAACACGACCGACATTTAATAGAAATACCAATACCGCACAGGAATCTGGTGTATCATCTCGTAGTGCAGGAGATTCATCACAGAATCCAACACAGAAAGCACTTGATTCAGAACAGGCAAAGCTGCAGAGGTTGCTTAATACATTAAATGAACAGCAGATCAAGCTGGATGTCATTAATCAGAAGTATGATCTATCTTCACAGAAGCTTCAGAAAACTGAAAGTGAGATAAAGTCTCAGCAGGCAAGTCTTGATGGTCTGAAAAAAGATTATGAGGCTATGTCTTCAATAATGTCTGAACTGAACATCAATGACAGCATCAATGAAGAGATGAAAAGGCTCAGGACTACACTTGAGGAGAATAAGATATCTTTCAATGAACTTGATGATGCAAAAAAGCGACTGGAACAGTCACCATATGAGATTGTAGATGTCGGAAAATCGTACATGTCTATGGATGCGATTATTAAGAAGATGGATGAGCTTGATGCATCTAGTGAAGATGCTTGGAGCAAGCTTGAAAAACTTGAAACTGCTATGGAAGGCGTGAGTGCTAAGAGCCAAGTATTTGGAAGTGTACAGGGTATGCAGAGAATGAACTCTGTAATCACACAGCAGGAGAATAAGCTCAGATCATTGCAGAATGCATATAATACTGCATCTTCACAGTCGGCATCCTTAAGTGGAAAACAGGAAATCTTACAGGCAAAAATGCAACAGTCAAAAGATGTAATTCATCAGGCACAGGAGCGGGTTGTTCAGCTTGGTGAGGCATTACGGAATACTAGCAATGCTGATAAAAAGAATAATTTCTTTGGCAGCCTTGGTGCTGAAATAAAAAATCTTGGGAATGCGATGAGTTCCTTGATTCATAAATTTCAGAATGGTGTTTCGTATGCTAAAAAGTTTGGGTCAAATATATCCGGTATAGGTAAAAATCTAGCAAGTGCATACAGTAATACATCACTTCTTGGCAGAGGTTTGTCATCATTGAAAGACAAACTTAGTGGTCTTGGTTCAAAGTTCTCTCAGACAGCAAGAATGGTTAAATCTATGGTGCTCTCAATGCTGTTCATGCAGCTGATGAGCGGCATGGGTGAGACATTACAGAGTTTTGCCAAACAGTCAAGTACGGTAAACAATGATCTGTCCGCACTGGCAGCATCATTCACATACCTGAAAAGCAGCATATTATCAGCATTTCAGCCATTGCTCAGCTATATAACACCGATACTTACAAGTATTGTAAATACGGTAGCTGATGCGTTCAATAAGCTGGCAGAGTTCTTTGCATACCTTACAGGTCAGACGACATTTGAAAAGGCTGTATACACACAGAAAAATTATTCGGCAAGCCTTGACAAGTCTACAAAGAGTGCACAGGCACTTAAGAATGTACTTCTTGGATTTGACGAGATCACAAAGCTTGAAGATGATAGTAGTGGTTCCGGATCTGGTGATGGTTCAGGATCGTTAAATACAGGCAACTGGGAAACTACAAAGGTTGATATATCAAGCAGTCTTGCAGATTCTATCAAGTCAGGTAACTGGGAAGCAGTAGGAAAGGCACTTGGAGACAAGATAAACAGTGCATTAGGTTCTATCAACTGGAATAGTGTGCAGACAAAATGCAATGGAATAGCAAGCAATATAGCTTCTTTCCTTAATGGTGCAATAGAGGAAACGGATTGGTCGCTGGTTGGATCTACTCTCGGGAATGGAATTAATACCATTATGGGAGCAATCAACACTTTCCAGAAGAAGTTCGATTTTCAGAAGTTCGGAAAGTCGATTGCTACATCGTTGAACAGTGCTATTTCAACAACCGACTGGTCGCTTGTAGGAAATACGTTAGGAACATCAATTCAGAATGTGATCAGCACAGGCATTGGATTTGTAAATACGTTTGATTTCAAGAAAGCTGGGCAGAGTGCAAGTACAACAGTGAATAGTTTCTTTGGAGCTATCAATTTCAAGCAAGGTGGAAAGACTTTCGGAGAGGGTATAAAAGGCGTTCTCGAGAGTGTAACTACTTTTTTCGATGAAGTAGACTGGGATTCTATTGGCACAGATCTTGTAGATGCGATAACATCGGTAGATTGGATAGGAATCATCACGGATGCAATCAAGGCTGTTATCAGTGTTGCTGGTGCATTCTATAAACTGGTACTTGCTATATGGACAGCTATTATAAATGAGATCAAGAACACAGACTGGTCTGCTCAGGCTCAAAAGGCTTGGGAAGGTATTAAAGATGTGTGGTCAAAACTTAAAGACACAGCACTTGAAGTTGGATTGAAGTTCAAACAGACTGCTGGTGATTTGTGGGATCTTATAACTACTGCGTGGAATGCTATCAAGGATAAAGCTGTTACAGTAGAAGCAAAACTTGAAGCAAAGCTTGGTCCAAGTGTGGATAGAATAAAAGGTTGGGCACAAGATAAGTTATCAGATTGGAAAGATAAGACAGCAAATCTGAAAGCGGATGTTGCAACAAAAGTTTCTGAGATCCGGGAATGGTGGAATAACCGTACAGCAGTATGGAAAGACAAGTTAGCTGATTTCAGAGTCAATGGGGCGGCTACAACCGTTGCATATGTAAGGGAATGGTGGAACAACAGAACTTCACAATGGAAGAATAAAATTGCATCATTCAAAATTAATGGAGCGGCTACAGCGGTATCTAGTGTGAGACAGTGGTGGAATAATCGTTCAGCGAAATGGACAGGAAAAGTTGTTAGCTTTAAAATTCGTGCGGCTACATCCGTTCAGGAATTAAAAAACAGCTTTCGTTCTGCTATAAATACTGTTATCGGATGGATCAATAGATATATTATTGATTCTGTGAATAAGATAAGTATTAAGATTCCACAAGTAAAAATACTTGGAGAAGTGGTGTATGGTGGAACCACATTAGGTTTTAACCTAAATCATATTGCTACATTTGCAACTGGTGGTTTCCCGGAAGATGGATTGTTCATGGCAAACCACGGAGAGCTTGTCGGTAAGTTCAGTAATGGCAAGACTGCAGTTGCAAACAACACACAGATTGTTGAAGGTATCGAAGCTGGTGTGTACAGAGCAGTTACGGCTGCAAACAGCGGTAGCGGCAGATCAGGTGGATCATCTCCTGTGATCAATGTATATGTTGGTGGAAAGCAGGTAACAGATGTTGTGATTAAAGATATTAACGACAGAACAATTCAGACAGGCAAGAATCCAATATTGGTATAGAAAGGAGTGAGACTGTGGCAGAGCTTGTAATAAACGGAGTGGACATGCCAGATCCGGCGATCAATGGCGGTCTCACTTATGCTTCGGAGAAGATCTGGAGCAAGAACACCGGACGGACTTCAAATGGAGAAATGTTCGGTGACATAGTGGCAAGGAAGATGACATTGAAAATTAAGTGGAATTACCTCACGGAATCACAGATAGCACTCATTGAAAGTGCAATCTATGATTCTTTTTTTGATGTCAAATTCAAAGATCCACGGACGAAGCAATATGTAACAAAGAGGATGTATGCAGGTACTCCGACTTATCCTGTGTATGATGTGAGAAACGGATCATACAGATACACAGGCGTAGGAGTTGACTTGATCGAGAAGTAGGAGATATCAGATGTACACAAATGTATCAGATGACTTAAAAAACAGAATATCAGGAGATGGCAGAACATTCAGAGCTCGGATGACGCTTGATGATACTGTGATCGAATCCGGATTTGTCAGTGTTGATATGAAGTGTATAGCCGGAACTGGAACAAGCACCTTAGAGATAGGGTGTGCCAGTTCCACGCAGCTTGATATCACAATGATACAGCCGGATATAAATCTGACAGGTAGAGAGTTTCTGTTAGAGTTTGGGTTATTGCTTGATGATAACAGTATTGAGTATGTCAAGATGGGATACTTCATGGCGCAGAAGCCGACTGTAGATGATGGCAGGATCACATTCACAGCATACGACAGAATGGCACATAGGATGTCTGGATATTACATATCAAAACTCACATATCCATGCGATGTATCAGATGTGTGTACAGAGATAAGTTCTATGACAGGCATTACAATGAAGAATGCTCCGTCAGGAATCAGTATATCAAAGAACTTTGACGGTTATACATACCGGCAGGCGGTTGGATTTATAGCTGGACTTGCAGGAAAATTTGCCACATTTGACAGAGATGGTGTATTGGATTTTCGATGGTACGCTCAAGTAGATTATTTGATAGATCTCAATCGATCATTTGATGATATTGTCGTACAGGAGAATGTGTTTCAGGTTGGCTATATCTCATGTGCCGTAGATGAGAACAGCACACTTAGAGTTGGTGATGGAACGACCGGAATAGCAACAAGCAACTTTCTGGTGACACAGGAGATACTTGATAGTTTGTACACAGTGTTAAAGGGCATGAGTTATCATCCGACAACATGCAGTTTTGCCGGAGATATGCGCCTTGATCTTGGTGATATGATTCAGGTTTCTGGCAAGGATGGGAAAGTATATGATGTTCCGATCATGAGCCTTAATTTTAGCTATGATGGAGGACTTATAACGACCATCGGCTCATACGGGAGTACAGAACTTAGTGAAGCAACATTTGTCAGCCCAACCGAGAACTATGTTCAGCAGGTGTATAGACGCTTATATGCGGATAAGTTAGATGTAAGAGAAGCGGAAATTAAGTATGCGGACATCAAAAAACTTGAAGCCGTAGAGGGTGATATCAAAAGTCTAAAGACTGATAAGCTTGATGTGACAGATGCAGATATCAAGTATGCGCAGATTGACTTCGCAAACATTGGTAAGGCGGCGTTGGAACAGTTCTTTGCTAAGTCGGGACTTATTGAGAATGTTGTCGTTGGTGATCAGCAGATCACAGGAACATTGGTCGGTGTAACGATCTTAGGTGACAGTATCAAGGGTGGTACAGTCATAGCGGATAAGCTAGTCATCAAAGGCGAGGATGGATTGTATTACAAGCTCAACACAGATGGTAATACAGTAGAGAAAGAACAGACTGATTACAATAGCCTTGATGGTGGCGTGATCAGAGCTAAGTCTATTACAGCCACTAAGATAGCGGTTGATGATCTTGTTGCTTTTGACGCAACAATCGGTGGCTGGCATATAGCAGATGGTGGTTTATACTCTGGTGTAAAAGAGAGTATGAGCAATATATCCAGAGGAGCGTATCTTGGAAGTGATGGTCAGCTCAACATTGGTGATTCTGACAATTTCATAATGTTCTATGTTGATAAACAGGGTGATTCACATCTTGCTATATCAGCTGATGAGATGGTTATTGGAAAGCAGAATATAGAAAACATTATAAACGACATAAAGCAGGATGTAGATAATGTCAGAGATGAGATAACAACATTACTGAGGATAGAATCGTCGAAAGGAATAGTATTTAAGAATAATGCAGTATCAACAGTATTGTCTGTGGTGATATACCACGGAAAAGACAGGATAACAGATATAGATAAGTTACATGAAGTATACGGAAGTTCGGCATACATCCAATGGAAATGGCAGAGACTTGATGAAGAATCATATGGAATCATATCATCCACCGATTCAAGAATGGGTAATGGTGGATTTTCTTTTACCCTTTCGCCAGATGATGTGGATACAAAGGTAACATTTATGTGTGAACTTATCGCAGATTAAGGAGGATTTCAAATATGGCTATAAAAGCAGTAGGAGACATATCAATCGTTGATGTAACAGACGGATATTCGGTTCACTTATCACAGGATAGTTATACATTCCTTGGTGATACACAGGGAGCTCCGGCAGGCTCAAGTTGTACAACCGAAGCGGCAGCATATTGTGGTGGCAATATGTGCTCAACTGTAACAGTAGATGCCAAGGCTGTAGTATGTCCAACAGGAGTATCAGCAACAGTGAGTAATAGTGGTACTTCAAAAGTTACTATCAAATTTACATTAACGGCAAAGCTGACAACTGCATGTGAAGCGACTATTCCAGTCGTTGTTGATGGGGCAACTATCAACAAGAAGTTCTCGTTTGCAGTAGCGAAGACCGGAGCGACAGGTGCCAAAGGTGATAAAGGCGATCAGGGAGTTCAGGGACCACAGGGACCTCAGGGAGTTTCACCAACGGTATCAATTACAAAGGAGAATGGTGTAACAACAATTACTATTACTGATAAAAATGGCACACATACACAGACTGTCAAGGATGGTACGAATGGTACTCCGGGTACGGCCGGAGCGAATGGTAAGACACCATATTTTCATGTGAAGTATTCAAACGATGGTGGTAAAACCTTTACATCAAATTCTGGCGAAGATGTTGGAATGTATATAGGAACATGCACCGATTATAATCAGGCAGACCCCACAACTGTTGGTGCTTATACATGGGCAAGGATCAAGGGTGAAACAGGAGCCAAGGGCGACACTGGTGCAACAGGACCACAGGGACCTCAGGGAGATAAAGGTGCTACAGGTGCGACAGGACCGCAGGGACCTCAGGGCAATGCTGGTGCAGACGCTATAACTCTTACGGTTACATCAAGTAATGGAATTATGTTTAAAAACAGTTCCGGCTCAACAGTTCTTACAGCTCATGTATTCCAAGGCGGAAAAGAAATTACAGGAATAAGTAGTGCCGGTGTTGTTCCGGGAGGATTAGGAACCTTAAAATGGTACAAAGGTACAACTTTGTTAAAAGCAGCATCAACGCTCACAGTAAGTGCTCAGGATGTTCAGAACGCTCAGGTGTATTCATGTCAGCTTGTAGGATAGGAGGTGTATTTCTATATGGCAACAGTTAAAGCCAAAGCGGAAATAACTATGTTCAATGTTAAGGATGTTAAGAGTGTAACGAGATACTATCTTCTTCAGTCGTCTACAGCTTCGGCACCGACGAAACCCACAACCATAACACCGGGAGGCAGTTGGAGTACCACAGAACCGAGTTATACAAGTGGCTCTACCAACACTTTATATTTTGTTGATTTGACAATTATGAGTGATGGCAAGACATTCAGTTATTCAGATGTATCGAAGTCAAGTAGTTATGAAGCCGCAAAGGCTGCTTACAATAAGGCGACAAATGTCGAAACGACAATGAACAAATTTAAGCAGACTTCTGAAGGCTGGCAAATGAACTGGGATAAGATTCTCAACGGTAAAGAGGCAAATACCAACAAACATACTGATTACATTACTTTTAAAGATGGCAATATCAAACTTGGTGATTCAGCTTCCACAAAAACTCTTGAGATAAGTAATGAAGATATTCAGATTTGTAATGGCGAGGATTCTATTGCAAATTTTGGAGAACACATCATATTAGGCAAGCCATTAAAAGAAGATTATAAAACATATACTGAATATCCAACTCAATTTCAACAGTCATATGCTGATTTTAGTGCGGGAGCATTAAAGATGTATGCCATGTATTTATCTAGTTGTATGGATGGAACGCAACCAGCATATGGACCTAATGGATTGCCAAATTTTCAGGTAACGGAACCGGATTGTGTATTTTCTTTATTAACCAGATATGTAAAAAAATCGACAGGTGACTATCAGCCGTTTACTGATATGCATATAAACGGAAATGCAAATGTAGGTGGTACTGTATCAGCTTCAAGATTCAACGGCTGTTATCAAAACAATGTTGCAGATAACTATTTTGAAACACCGGTACCTTTATACATTGATGCAAACGCATTGGGGCGTAATAATTACCATATATGCATGGGTTATGGCGATTCATGCATTCGTTTTAGAAACGATGGCGGTGCATTCTATATAATGAATGGCAACACCAGTGGCTGGACAAATTATATTACGTTTTTTACAGATGGCACGGTATATATGCCGTCAAGTGTAAAAATTAATTCGCCCGGGCATCTATATATTCCAGCGTGTACAAAAGCAGAAACCACATCAGCGGCTAATGCTTATATCTCGTCTGATGGCAATGGTGTACTTGCAAAGACATCTAAGACATCGTCTCGAAGATTCAAAGATAGCATTACTCCTGAACTTGATGAAGATCTGAATCCGGAGCGCTTATACGATGTGGATGTTATACAGTTCAAATATAAAAAGGACTACTTTACGAATGAGGACGATATCCGCTATAGAAAGAATATGATCGGATTAATAGCTGAAGATGTGTATGATAAGTACAAAATCGCAGCAGACTGGCATGTTGACGGAGATAGTGGAGAGGTATTAGTTGATGGATGGAACGAACAGTACATCATTCCAGCGCTTCTTAAGCTTATTCAGAATCAGCACAAAGAGCTACAGGAGCAGAGAAAAGAAATAGACCAGTTGAAAGAAACCGTGGGTATGCTTGTAAAAGAAATACATTTAAAATAAAGGAGGTTTTATATGAAACAGTTTGTATGTACAGTGATCGGAGCGGTTGGCTCCGGAATAGCAGCATTGTTCGGAGGATGGGACACCGGATTGGTGTCTCTTTTAATATTTATGGGTCTTGATTATGTATCAGGATTGGTGGTGGCAGGAGTATTCCACAAAAGCAATAAGACAGATACAGGCTCGCTTGAAAGCAAGGCGGGATGGAAAGGTCTGTGCCGAAAATGCATGACGCTTGTATTTGTTCTTGTGTCGTACAGGCTTGATTTGATTATCGGAACAAATTATATCAAAAATGCGGTGATCATTGCATTCATTGCAAACGAACTGATATCACTTGTCGAGAACGCTGGTCTTATGGGTGTACCACTCCCGGCGGTTATTACTAAGGCTATTGATATATTGCAGAAAAAATCAGAAAGTGAGGAATAGAATATGAGTATTGTTGACAAGATTATAAACACAGCAAAAAGCCAGATTGGCACATGTGAGCCGGATGGTGATGATAAGTACATCAAAGTATATAACGAAGAAACTGAATCAAAGTTCAATATGAATGTATTTTGGTGCGCCATCTTTGTTTCATGGGTTATGATCGTATGCGGAATCGCAAAAGAGGTTGTCTTAAGATTTGCATCATGTACGGCAGGCATGAAATGGTTTATCAATAAAGGACGCTGGAAGGATTCAAAGGCATACGGCGGTACATATACACCGGTGCGAGGAATTCTGGTCTTTTTCTCAAAAGATTACAAACTGAATGATCCATCACATGTGGGAATTGTAACAGATGTATGTCTTCCTTATATAAAAACTGTTGAGGGTAATACATCAGATGCTGTACACGAACGAACATATCGTATTGATGATCCGTACATCATCGGATATGGTGTGCCGTCATATGCCGACAATGTTAAAGCAGATATAAAAGATAATGATACCGGATACCAGACTGTAGAAGTAAAGAAAGGCGACACCTTATGGGAAAT